TAACGTCGGCACTAAATTCAATGTCGGGGCTGTCGTATCTGCCACCGTTGTTTTGCAACCAAAAAGAGGCAAAAGCACAAATAAGTGCTGCTGGTGCTGAGCAAGGATTGATGCTGATAACACCTGAGTAATAAAACCGCGCGGCTAACAATCCATTGCCATTAATCGTTTTGCTGCTTGGCTCTATGCGACCACCCTCTATCCAGCTGTCGAACTGGGTGCTTAGCGCGAGGTTACGGCCTTGATATTCGGCGCTGGCTAAATGCTGTTTAAGCTGTGCTATTTTGCTTTGGCTCATAACAGTTCTACCGATAAGTTAGGGCTTAGCGATTGCAGTAATCGCAATGCGTTGATGCTCTGGCTTTGCCAGTGATCATAATTATCAATAGCAGTTTGGTTTTGCGCTGAAGCGCTATCTCGGTGTGTACTGCCGAGCTTTGATACCAATAAATTAGCCTTTGCTTTGCTGTATACGGCATCAAGATAAAAAATAACCTGTTGTGCGTTTAGTGGCTCGCCATTGGTAAGCACAGCGCTGGCTAGCTCTTGGTTAATTTCGGCCTGTGCGCGTTTAAGTTTTCCAACAAGTAAATCGCTTTTGCTGGCGTATTCTTGGGCAACTGCGTAGTGCTCAATAAAATATGCGGTGCTGAGCGCTGGGTAATAGCCATTGCCTGGCACATCAACATTGCTGCTTTGTAAATCTGCTTGTGGCATACCGCTTAAGTTCATAACGCACCTTTTTGCTTAACCGTTAAATTGGGTGTGGGCGCCACTTAGACACAGGACGTCAAACAACGAATGCTGACGAAGTGCTAAGTTGCCCACCGGCGTTGGAGCTGTTATTCGCTAACGATCCCTTTTAACTGTTTCGTTAGCTTATCGACTAAACCTTTAACCCCTGCTTTGTCGTTAATCGCTTGAGCGTGCTCTGCAAATAACAGTGCATTGCCATAGTTGTGCTGGGCTGCATCAACCTTGGCAGCAATGGCGTACAACTTACCACCCACCACTTCAAGGCCGTTCCAGTCTTGATTTTTTACGGTATTGATTAGGCTGCGCAGTACGTAGCTAATATCAAACAAGCCTTGCTGCTTTGATTCTGATAAATAGTAATTTGCATCTTCGTATAGTTGGTCGATAACGAACGCAGGCCAATGCTTGGTATTAAACACGGTTGGCAGTGGTTGCTTTTGCTCAATGAGTAATGGCAATAGCTCTAACACTGCATCCCAGCGCTTTAAATCAACTAGCCAAATAAACACCCACGCTAGTACTTTGTTGTGGTGATTTTGGCCGCTTAAGCGGTAACGGTTGATGTAACTTAGGTAGTCGTTGCGCTCTAGCGCTTCTGATTTGTAGCTGGCTTTGCCGCTAATGTCGGTAAATGTTTTTAGTTGAGCTAAGTCTGACTCGATGGCCGCTGCAAAAAACGGGTACTCGTTTTGCTCGGTGTTGGTTGCTGGCGCATTGGCTTGAGTGGCTGTTGCCGCTGCCGTTGGCGCTTGCTTTTCAGTGCTAGTTGGTACACTGCTTACTGCTTTGGCTAATGATTTTTTGACTAAGCTCATTTAAAAACACTCTTTAATTTGGTTAAAAAAAGCCGCCCCGAAACTCGGGAAAAGGGCGGCTAATTGCTGCGCTAATAAATTAGGCGGTTATGCCCAGGCGTCGCCTGCTGCGTTTGGTAACTTGATGCTTGTAGACTCGAAGTACATTACTTTTTCAAGGTCTTCGACGTAGTAGCAATCGTTGCGTGATAGGTAGTCTTCAACGCGTTTCTTTTTAGCGTTGTTTTCTACACTAGTGCGTGTTGAGCCTGTTTGTACGTAGTGACTTAGATTGTCAAAGCTGGTTACTAAAATGCCACGCGCTGGGAAAAACGGGATTTTGTAGGTCATTAAACCGCCGTAGGTTTCAATTACCTGCTGCAATTCAATTTTGGTTTTTTCGCTTGGCGTATGAGATTGCTTTGCGTAAAGCTTGTTTTTGTCGTGTGCTAAAAGCTCGTCGCCAATAATGGCCACCATGTTTGCACGCTTATGCTCGGGGATACCTTGCAATGCATCGTGCACGGCTTGGTCTAGGTTTTCGTAATCGCCACCGGCACCTATGCGAATTTCGCCAAGGTTTGCACCTTCACTAATTGCACGCTCGGGTGCATCGCGGCGAATTAACTGCAACCAGCCAATGTTTACATCGTTCATCATTGGGTAAGCAGCAATATCCGTTGTATCGGCTACGTGTGTGCCATTCCAACCAATTTTAATAATGTCGAGTGCGATTGCTTGGCGAACGTGGTTACGATAGCGATTATGAAAATCAGGGAACTTAGACCACTGATCCATTTTTACCCATGTGATATGAATATCGCATTCTACCGGGTAACAGCGGTATTCACGCTTAGCAAGCTTTGATACGTCACGGGTTTGGCGCTCTTTGGTGTCGTCGGTTTCGACACCTGCGCGGCCTGTGATGCCACCGTCAACACTCATGATCACTGATTGACCCACTAGGTCGTCAACCGGTGCGGTGTTGATCATCTGCAAAAATTCGGCTGACTCATAAACCGCGTCGTATAGACGCTGCTCTACTGTTGGCTCTACGTTAAATTGTTCGCTCATTGAGGTCACACCGTAATTAACGGCCATGCCTGCCATAATGGCGACGAATAATTCTTTAGTTCTGGTTTTCATATGCTTTCCTGCGTTGTGCTAAGTTAAGTGTGAGTGAATGCAATTACAGCAACTGGCTGTATTTGCCTTCGTCGCCTTCAGGTTCGTCGTCGGCGTCGGTGGTATTACCCGCAGGTGCGTTTACTGCTTTTTCAAACTTGTCTGTTAGTTCTGTGAGCAGTTTTTTAGTTGAAGATAACTCTTCTTTAACTTGACTTAACTCTGTGTTTTGCTCGCCATCTTCTGGCGGTGTTTCTTCGTCTTCTACTTTGGTGGTTGAGAATGAATCAAGCTTTGCTGTTAGGCCGTCGAGCTTTTGGCCAAACTCTTCAAGCGGTGTGCCGAGTGCATCTTTTAATGCGGTAGCTAGTTGTTCTGGTTTCATGTCGGGTTCTTCCTTTGCGAATAGTCGTTTAAAAAAGGGTTTTTTAGGTGTGTCGATTGGCTCACATGACCCTAAATCAACGGTTAATAAGGCGACGTCCGTGTCGTCTGGCTTGCTCTTACTACTGAAATGGATTCGGTCGGTGTAGCAGCTTGCTGGGTAGTCGGTTACAGCAAGGCCGGTTAGATAGGTTTTGCCTGAGCCCATAAAATCGCGGCTAATTTCGATACTAAAGTAAACGGCTTGGTCGGCTTTATTGAGTGTTACAAAGCTTTGGTTTGGGGCAAGTACGGCGTATAAGCACACAATGCCCTCTTCGTTTTTATAAGCTTCAACGCTTTCTACATCACCCAACATGCCGGGGATATCAACATTATGTAGGTTTTTAGCGGCCCAGCCTGACCAATTAAATTCGTGATCGAGGTTTATGCGTGCGCCATATTTACGCGGGTTGTAGGTTTCTACTATGTCGGCTACGTCTTGCTCGGTTATTTCGCGGCCGTCAACGGTCATGCCAACGGCGGCAATAGAAAGTGGTTTTGTACGTAGTTGACCTGGCATATAACAAACCTTTTAAATATTTTTTAATTAAGCTTTATGCTTTAAAGTAACTGCAGTTTGCACCCTCTTTTTATTCCTTTCCAACGGTTTAACTTTTTGAAATTCCTATATTTAACTTTTAGGAATGGCTAGGTTTTTGACTGACAGATTAAGCGCTTTATAACGAATACACTGCCGCTATAGATTAATAAACGCGGTGCAATAGATGGCGAACTACGGACCAGACATACGCAAAAAAGCACAAGATTTGTATGTTGTTGAGGGTTACACGGTTGATGAGATAGCCGAGCTTGACGATATGCCCAGTGCGCGTAGCGTTCGTCGTTGGGCTGAGGCTGGCAAATGGGAGGACATGTGCCCAAGCTATAATGCCGAAATGGCGTTTAGCAAGCGCATTAATGTGCTGGCCGATAAAGACGATAAAACCGATGCCGACTATAAAGAGCTCGATTTTTGCACCCGCCAGTTATGCGCCCTTAATAAAAGTAAACTTGCACCCGCCCCTAAACAACGTGCCAGTAACGATGATGCACAGAGCAATAATGGCGGTGGCAGTAATAAGAAGTCGAAGAAGAAAAAGAAAAACGATTGCTCAGGCATTACTGTTGATATGCTCAACGAGCTTAAAGATAAGTTACTTTACCCGCACCAAAAACATTGGTTTGAAAACCAAGACCACCGCAGCCGCTTTATATTAAAGCCCCGTCAAATTGGCGCGACGTTCTATTTTGCCTTTGAAGCGTTTTATGATGCGGTGGTTAATGGCCGTAATAAAATATTTATATCGGCGAGTCGCGACCAAGCCGAGGTATTTAAAGCCAACATTGTGGCGCTATGCCGTGAGCACTTTAATATTGAATTAACTGGCTCACCAATGGTGCTTAGTTTAGCCGGCGGTAAAACAGTTAAGCTCATATTTAAAAGTACCAATGCTCGCACGGCTCAATCTGAGTCGGGCGACTTATATATAGATGAAGTGTTTTGGATACCGAACTATAAAACGTTGCGCGGTTTGGCACAGGCCATGGCAACGCATAAGCATTTGCGTATTACCTACTTTAGTACGCCAAGTGTTACCAGCCATGAAGCATATGATCACTGGAATGGTAAATGGTACCGCAAAACCAAAGCCTGTAACGATCCTGAATTTGCCATTGATGTTAGCCATAAAAACTTAAAGCATGGCCTGCTGTGTGACGATGGTATTTGGCGTCAAATGCTCACCGTGCATGACGTGGTTAAAAGTGGCTTTGACCGCATTGATATTGAAGTACTTGAAAACGAATACAGCACCGATGAGTTTAATAACTTGTTTATGTGTAAGTTTATTGATGATGCCCACAGTGCCTTTAACCTTAAACAAATTATGGCCTGTGTGGGTGATTCAACTAAGTGGGATGACTTTGATTTAGAGTGCGAACGCCCGTTTGCATTAAAGCCTGTGGTGATTGGCTTTGACCCTGCCCGCTTTGGTGATAAAGCAAGCGTTGCTGTTTTGAGTGCCCCTATGAAGCCTGGCGAAAAGTTCCGTTTACTTGAAGCTGTTGATTTAAGCGGCAACGACTTTGAAGCCATGGCCAGCGAGATAAAACTACTCACCGAAAAATACAATGTGCAACACATTGGTGTTGATACGACCGGTATTGGTTATGGCGTGTGGGAGATGATCACTAAATTTTACCCGAACGCTGAGCCCATACATTACAACCCAATTATTAAAAACCAACTGGTTATTAAAGCCATTAACGTAATTAAAAACCGCCGTTTTGAGTTTGACCAGGACGCGGTAAATATTGCCAGTTCGTTTATTAATATTCGCCGCAAAGTTGTTGGCGACCAAATTACTTATGCCACAAACCGTACCGCGACCACAGGCCATGCCGATATTGCCTGGGCCATTATGCACGCTATGAAATTTGAACCTCTTGACGGCAATGCCCACAGCCGCCAAACATCTGTAGGAATTGCAGCTTAATGAAACCACGATTACAAGTAAGTAACGGCCATGCGCCTAATTATAACCAACGAACAGCGGTAACCGATGCGTTTAGTTTTGGCGATCCTGAACCCTGTTTAGATAACCGGCTAACTGATTATGTTGGGGTGTTTAGCGATAGCAACGGTATTTATGCACCACCCATTAGTTTGCAAGGTTTGGTAAAACTGCTGCGCGTTAATGCCCAGCACGGGCCAATACTCTATTTTAAGCGCAACATGATTTTAAAGTGGTATACGCCTAACCCGCTTTTAAGCCACCAAGCATTAAGTAAGTTTGCCTTTGATTTGCTGTGGAGCGGTAACGCCTATTTGCAGATTATTAAAAATTCATTTGGGCAAGTTATTAAGCTGCGCCATTTGCCTGCACTCACCATGCGTTATACCGATACGCGTGGGGTGTATGCGCAATTAAGTAACCGCAGCCACGAGCCTATTTATTTTAATGCCGGTGAAGTTATTCACGTAAAAGAGTATGACCCCGCTCAAGGTATTTACGGCATACCGCAGTATTACGGCGGTATTCAATCGGCATTACTTAATGAAGATGCCACTTTGTTTAGACGCCGCTATTACAAAAACGGGGCGCACATGGGGTTTATATTCTCTATGGCGGATCCTAATTTAAGCAATGAAGATGAA